TTGGTTAGATGTGATTATTACAGAAGCATAGGCGGGGATGTTGCGGTAACGTCCATTAATGTTTTTTCCACGTGACATGGGTTGTTGTACTGCTGTTTTTATCATGTCCCTGGTGTTGATTTTTTCAAAGATAGCTCCAGGTTCATCAACAACAATTGGAAAAGTGCTTTGGCTGATCTTTTCCCCGATCCTGTATTCTGTGTTGAATCCTGATCCTCCAATATAATTCTTGTCATGTGGTTCTCCCCACAGGAAAAGAACCATTTTGCCCATAGTACTTTTTCCACTGCCCCCACGGCCGTATAAGAACTCCCATTGAACGTCTGTTCCTCTTTGTTTCATTGCAAAGTGGAATGGTGCTGTTAACCCCCATTTAAATGTTGTTACTAGTTTACTTTGATGTCCGGGGTACCAGTCTGCCAGGTCTTTCAATGTTTTTAATGCTTTTTTCAGATCTTCTTGTGATGGGTCTTTGAGTTCATATTTTACGACAAGAATCTCATTAGTTTCAGCATTATAATAAAATCCTGGCGTTTCTATTTCGGTTTTAAGCTCTGCCATTCCTTCCTTGATAAAAGTGTTTGCTGCTTTTGTTATAACGTCGGTTCCATGTCGTTTTGATGAAATACATCCAGTATCTGCCAGGAAACTTATCATTTCATCCATAAGGCAGGGTGCGATTTTTACATCATTCACTACATTTGATACCCAAACGCTCTTCCATTTACGCGGTTCTTCTGCAATAGGGTTATCGTAGACGGTTAACTTCTTTAAACAAGCATCTACTACCTCTGTTAAATCACTTTGTGGTTCACCTTTTCGGTTGTATGTTATTTTTTCAAAGAACGTTTTCTTACGTAGGGGATCTATGATGCAGTTCTTGTTTGTTCCCATGCTACCAACAATCACCCCGTCATGGGCTACTCGTTTAATGACCTTCATTACCTGTTTTTCAAGGTTTCTTGCTTCTTTTTTGTCAAGGTCATAGCAAAGAATATCTAAAAATGAGATCCTGTCAGGTTCAATTTCTTTCTGTGTATATGTGTCTTTCAGTAAGTCAACGTCTGCTTTGAGGTTTGCGAAAAGATTTAATGCGGATTCATAGTTTATATCCTCTGATTTTAATAGTTCTGCCAGTTTTGTTGAAACTGCTGTGATGAAGGAACTTTTAGGGTCATGAAGTCCATATATTGGTTCTAAGGTGTGTCGTAGGTGTTCGATTTGTTCATCTTTCAGGTGTCTTGATCCTACATCGTAGACATCTATTCCCTGCTCATTATCTTGTGATGCTATTGTTTCTGTAATCAGCTCACCTCCTGGAAGGCTGTTATTATTTTTTCTGCGTATTTTTTCCCGATCCCATCTATACCTAATAGGCTTTTTTGGTCTATTTCGCATAATTCCTTGATTGTATAACGTTCTGCAACTGCTTCAGCTCGTACAGGACCTACATTTGAAATTTGACTGATCATCCTAGCTGTCAAACTCATGTTATTGGAGTCAATGTTGATGTGTTGCAGTGGCTTTTTCTCATTGTATTTGTAGATCAACCGTTCCACCTGCACCCAGAATAAGTGGTTGTTGTCGTAGGGGATGATCCGCATGTCCTTGTGTTCATTGATGCTTGCCAGGATTCCACACCAGATCTTCGGTGTCACCCACCAGAAATATGGATCTTCTGTTATCTCTGTGTATCCTCCCTGGAGGAAGAAATAACAGTGCGTACCGTACGTGTTAGCATATTCTGCCATTTTAACACATTGATTTTCAAATCGTTTGTCAATTATTGATGATAAAAGGTCTTTGTTGGTTTTGCGTTCTATGCCCATTTCTGCGTTGTTTCCTATTAGAACATCAAATACGGGTAGTTGGACGATTTTAATATCAGGATATTGTTTTTTGGCTTCTCTTTGGAGGGTTAGGGGTTCTCGGTTGTCTAGAAAAATAGAAGTCATGAATAAAACCCCCTATAATTAAAAAATTTTTACAACTTCTAAATCTGCTTTAAATCCCACCGCGTGTATTTCAAATTGTGTACCGTCTTCAAAAGTCATGTTAATAATTCCTGAGCCGTTTAAACAAATAGATTCAAGTTTGCAGTTATCATCTACTTTTCCTTCTAATAAATCAAGTCCTTTCATTCTGTTTCACCTTCAACACCTGTAAGCATACCCAAAGTAAACCACATAACTCCAAATGCGATTGAATCCACATTTAAAAAGTTGTTCGGTGAACTTACGCCATAAACCATGCCTGAACAGACCGCAACCAGCCAAATGAGGACAATATAATCAATTTTTAGTATCATTCAATACCCCTCCTAAAAGAATGTGAAATTAAACCGATCAGGCATCTTATATTTTTGAGGAATTATTCCGTTTTCTTTGAGAACCTTTTCAATGTACTCTGCATCTTCCTTTTTCCAAGAAAATATCATGTAAAGGTCTGCATTTTCATCTACAAGTTTTCTAAGTTCTTCTGATTCCTTTTTACCCAATCTATGACTTTTTAATTGTTCCTTCTTGTTTCTTAATTCATTGATTCTTTTAAGATGTTCTGGCATTTCGGACAATTAGATCACCTTTGCATCTGCTTTCTCCAGGGTGTTAAGTTCGCCCCTGCACCTCCAGCATAAACCGCCGTTTAATAATAATTCCTGTTTTGTGAATGTCCTGTTGCAATGTTTGCAATGCCCTCTAGCTTCAAAAAGTGCATCCATAATTATTCACCTTCCATTTTTGTTGTTAGCGTTCGCTAAGACTTTGAAAAAATGTTAAAAAAATAGGATTTATTTTGCTAAAACGCCAAGGTCCTTTTGAACCTTTTTGAGTTGTATCTTGTTTATTAAGCCTTCTTCTTGACGTGTCTTTGCCAGGGACACGATATTTCCAGTATTCACAACTTTATTGCCTTGTTTTAGGGTGTGGATTAGTGCTTTTACTGTTGGGTTTTTTTGTGCAGCTGCATCGAAACTTGATCCTCCACCAGTCATGTCCATGGTTTCAGGTTCTCCAGGTTCATCCTCTTCTTTCTTTGAAGCTTTTGGTTGAGATGCTTTGGGTTGTCTTTTTTGTCGTTTCTGCTGCTTTTGAGGTTGTATTTTGGCTGGTGTTTTGGTTTTCTCTTTGTTTCCTGATGCAATGTTTGCATCATCATCATCTTCACTGCTAATTCCAAGGAATGTGGCTAATTGGTACCGGCGGCCGTAGGTGATTGCTGATCCAAGTTTTTGAGGGGTTTCTTTACCGTGTTTATCTTTTTCAGGTTTTAAAACAAGTTTACCTGATTCTAATGATTCACCGCTGGTGTGGAAGAGGATTGTTTTTACGTAAACATTGCCATCTTCACAGGTTCCAGTGTCTTGTATAAGTGCAAGACCCTGTTTTGATAATAAGGGCCGTACAAGGTTCAGGATTTCAGGTAAAGGGGCATATTTACTATGGAAAAAGGGGTTTGTGGCTGAATTTGGTGGGTTTGTGATTTCTTTTTGAAATTCCACTAGGGATCCTATGAGGTTTGTTTTTTCTGCCATCATTGATCCCTCACTTCAACACGTGTAACTCGTAGCGTATTGTAAAGTATGTCACCATTATGCTCTTTTACACGGATACTCATGCTTTTTAGACTGTTGATGTAATTTTGTAGTTCCTTGAAGCTGATTGTATACACATTGTTGATGCCGGATGTTCCAGGTTCGTTGAGTTCTTCAATTGAATCAATAATGTCATAAGCCACGCTGTTTTTCCAAACTGTGATTTCATCTTTCAGGTTTTTGAGATTCACACGTGCTTTAAGTTTTTCTTTGGTTTCATGGTTGTTGATGTAGAGGTTGGCACTGTACTTCTTGATGGTTTTGTTTGGGTCGTTGTAGTCTTGGAATTCGTTCTCGTAAACTTCAGTTAAGAAGGGTTCACCTGTGAATGTTGATTTGTCTTCCAGGTCATTCAAGAGGAATTCCTCATAGTTCCTGGTGTCTATTTTGCTCGTGTCAACTTCCTTGGTAGTTTTAGTTAAAGTCTTAAATACTCCCATGTTTAAACCTCCGTGGCCGCTTCATTCCTTGCAGCTATTTCAAGTCTTATTAATAATCTGTAATTTTCAAGTTCATCACATGCAATTTCATAATCTACCCTCTGAGCATCCACTTCAACCTGTTTTATTTTAATCTTTTTCTCTCGTTTCTGGATTTCAGGGTCTTTATTAACATAAGCGTCACGTTTTTTCTGATTTGTAATTCCTTTAGCTTCAAAATCTGTTTTTAAAAGTAAATCCTGTTTATCAAGATTTAAAAGTTCTTTTTCAGTTTTTAATTGTGCTTCAAACTTCTTTAAATCATGTTTAATGTTATATTTCTGTTCTGTAAGGTTTCTTAGACTTACAACTGTTTCTTTATCTGTAAATTTAGTGTAATTCACATAATATGCTGGTTTAATTTTAATCTGTTTTTTTCCATTTTCAACCAATTAAATCACCTCATAAAGCATGGTATGGTAATGTTTCAACAATCGTGGCCTGTATCCCAATAATTAGGCAAGTTAAAATAATTAAAAGAAATACCAGAAGGGGGATTAAGGGTTCTATTTTCTCCCATCGTGACTGTTTTGTAGGGTAAAGTGTTTGACTCATGGTTCACACCTCAAAGTCATCACAATCATTGGGGTTGCACTGATCATCATGCTGGATGGCCCAGAACTTTTTACACTTGCAAACACCGTCTTTATTTCTACATTTCTTCATCAGTACTCGCCTCCAAGCATTTCATATTCCATCCGTTGATCTTCCAAACTGTCAGGTTCCTCCTCAACAACTTCAAAATTATTAGCCACCGCAATGCCATTTTTTGGGAATTTAACAGTTGCTTCAACATCTTTACCTTCTTTTAAAGCCTGTTCAATCTCCTCTGGTTTTATTTTGCGAGTGTTGATTTTACAGTTCCAGACACTGCCATCATGTCTTAAAAGCCCTAATTGTTCGCCTTGAACATATTTTACTCTAAAACTCATTTTCCAGCCTCCATTGCGACTTTTTCAACTACTTCCTGGATCCTGTGATAATATTTCTTGGCAACGGGATCCATCTCCACGATCTGTTCGTAGTGTTCTCTGCAGAGGTAGGGGAATGTTTCACCTAAAAATTCGCCTTCTGTCTGGTATTCTGCCTGTTTTTCACAAATACTGCATTTCATTGGCTTATTCACCTCGTAAACTTTTCAAAAAAGTTTAATCAAAAGTTTAATCCTTCACAGCTTCATTAAAAAACTTCTTTTGAGATTTTAAGACTTCTCGAATCTTCGTAACTCCCAGTTTTGTATCATTTTGAATATACAAAACCATAATTTCCGTGTTAATCCCTGATTTTTCCAAGCTTTCCAAAGAAGTCCTTATTTTTCGTATGTCTTCTGCCATTTTCTCAAAAGTTGATTTTTCTTCTTTTTCCATGTTTTCACCTCGTAAATTTGCATTTGCCATACTCACAAAATTCACATTCACCATAGCAACCGAGTGCGTCCTCTTCTTCTTGGTATTCTTCCCAATCTGGTCTTTCACAACTCATGTTTTCACCTCTCAAAAATTCCTCAAGGTCAAATGACTAAAAAAATGGACAAGGTGGGACTTGAACCCACAACATCCTATATCCAGCTTCGATGCTTGCCCAAATGGCTTGTGCAGGATTCGAACCTGCAAAGGTACATGATCCTTGATTTTTGCGTGGTGCATCTGCCTCGTGACAGGATGTCACCCGCTCATTTTTGTAACTAAATAATAGGTTTAAAGTGTAAATATCAAGGAACAAACCTTTATTCCAATAATACAAGCCCAAAAACTAAAATAAAAAAAAGTTTAAGTTAAAATTCTGCCAATGTACGCTGATCAGGACTTAACTTAATCAACTCAACAACCCGTTTATCCTTGTAGAAGTACGCAAGAGCGAACTCATATAACATCTTTGCTGATAATTCATGCTGTTTAAGGTATGCTGAATTACTGATTCCTGCCTTCTTTGCAAGTTCTGGTATTAGGAAACCAGTTTCACCCGCAAACAAAAAGTAAAGTTTTTCATATAAGAATGGAGTGCCGACTTTATCACGTTTTGAAACGTCATTCAAGAGATTTGCAAGTTTAGCCCGGTAAGACTCATTTTGAACCCTTGCAAGTTCTTCAGGTTGAACACCAGTGATTTTCTTAATGTTCTCCATCATGCCTTGCAATAATTCCTGCGTGACTCTGTTCTTACTCTGAATTTCATACCTCCCTGTCTTCCGGATTGAAGGTAAAACCTCATCTGTAACCCATGCCACAAATGTTTGAGCTTCTGGTTTTCTAGATTTAAATATAAGTTGATATAAACCAGATTCAGTTATCCAAATCCCCATATCACCTTTTTTTAGTTTTAAACTAAATTTTTTATTTCTGCTGAGTTCTCGTACATTGATTCTTTGTTTGTCATTCATTTCACTGACATAACCCCTTACTGTGTTTTCACCAATATTTAAACAAGTTCCAACGCTTAAAGGGTCAAATAGTGGTTCGCCGTTGAGTTCGACACATTCAAGATTTTCATTGTTCTTAAATTCAAATTTCATGATTTCACTCACGTTTTTTCATCTCCTTTTGGTTCTCTTCAATGGGTTAAAACAACACCCTAAAGAAACTGAGACCAAATGAGAAATTTACGATCTTAATAAAACCAAAGAATAAAATAGCAAATTTTAAATAATCCCACTAAAGAAATACAGACTTGAAATAAACTAATTAACCAACGAGGTGGAATGAATGAACAAAAAGATTGTCGGCGGAGTAGTGATCCTTGTCCTGCTTGTAATTATAATAGCAGCCGCAAGTTCTGGTTCGGGTTCGAACACACAATCACAACCGCCACTAAACGTGTCAAACATATCTGTAACAAGCCAAGGCTACGGCATGTATAGTGTAAATACTAAAGTGGTTCCTAACAAAGATTTTAGCTATCTTGAAATGGCAGTTATATTTTATGATTCTGATGGTGCCGTTGTAGGTACTTCCCCTGTAGCTTGGAATGTTGACAATGCTAAACAAGGACAGACTTATAAAGTCCAGGGAACAGCTACTGCAAATACAGGAACTTCACCTAAGAAGGCTAGTGTGTTCTTCTTTGATTCTGTGTTCAGTGGTGGTGACACGTCTTCAGCTATTTGGGCTCAAAACGTGACATTAAAAGGTTAAATTTTCTTTTTTATTCCTTTTTAACTTAAAAATCTTTTTTTTCGCGGTAGGTTCTTATCCGCTGTTCGTGTTTCAATACGTACATCACACCAACGATTTTTCCCTCCGAGGTGCTCATGTTTTTAAAGAACTTCATTTCAACTTGACAAGTTAACTTTATGTAAAGTTCTATATAAAGTTTACTTTAAAACTTTAAAACTTTAAAGTTTTAAAAAAATAAAGTAAGCTTTAAATATATAAAGCAACAAATTAAATAGGAAGGAATATAAAAGGAGTTGATAGAAATGTCCGAGGTTAAAATAAAACAAATCATGGGTGATTTAAAAATGCCTAGCGTTAAAACTGTGCAGACATCTATCAAGGTACCTGAAGATAAATATGAAGCACTTAAAGAGTTAAAAAGTATAGAAGAAACAACAATAAGTAATTTAGTGCTTGAAGGAATCGACCTATTACTTAAAAACCGTGCTCCCGTCCTTGAAGATAGTCTAGGCAGAAAAGCAGATATTATTTCAAAAGTCCTTAAAGATTTAAAAGAATGATACATATCACAGGGAGTAATTAAAACCCTTTTTTCTGATTTTAAATTTTCACTATTTTCTAAAAAGTCCTGAATACCGTAACTTTTATAGCATAAGCTAACCAAGATCATGATGGCGATGCCTCCGTGGCGTTGTCAAGGGGCATGGGATGAAAGTTGGAGCTCGACTCCCATGTTCCCCCTTTTTTAACAGTATCTGCACTGTTTAATTACATTTTAACATGCATAAAAAAAGAGTAAGAGCATCTGATAAGAAATAGAAAAAGTTTAATTGTACAATAAGAATATTGTCCGGAATGTGTTATTCATAAACCTAAAAGCTGCTGTTTCTTCAAGTTATATTCTTCCTCCGTGATCGCACCCATGTCCTTTAATTCTGCAAGCTTTTTCAGTTCATCTAAAGAACTATAACATGAATCATTAGAATTAGTTTGAGCTTTATCTACTTTGTTGCGTATAATATCATAAAAATCTTTTAAACGTTTATCTAAACTTCTAAAAGAATATTCAAGGCTTGAAAGGTATATTTGGATGCTAGGATAAGAAAGAAATCTACCCGCGTCAAAATCTGCACTTGTAATACTATCATAACGGATGTTTTTAGTACCTCTATCTTTACCACGGAAATAACTTTTTTTATGGATAATTAACTCTTTTTCACCTATTTCAAGGATTCCTTTAATATATGTTTGAGTATTACCTAAACTAGCCCTCCCAGGCATTGTTTCATAAAACTCAACATCCAAATGAGGATTTGTTATTACAGGTTCTTCTGTCTTTTTTCCAAACATTCTATTATCACCAGTTACTGGAATGGTTATTTTTATTATTTATTATTTGCTTTTATCCAATCCTTTCAGCTCTTTATGTAACTGTAATTCCTCTTCAACAGATTTTAATCTATCTAAGATGTCCTCATATTCCCTGCTGTGAATGTCTTTAATCTCTGTTTTCTCTAAACTTAGATCAGGTAATGCTTTCATATACTCCTTTTTAACTGCCAAAATGTCTGGTTTAAAGTAGGCCCCAGTCACGGGGTTTAATTTATGTCCAAGCAACCAGTCCGTGATTATTTGTTGAAGTCCGTTCTTTTGGAGTGTTGTTGCGAAGAACTTACGTAGGTTGTGGGATCTGAAGAAACGTAGCCGGCCCTGAGAGCCAAAACCGCATTTATCGTTGATCCGCCTAAATTCTGTTCCAAGGATATTGTTTTTGATTAGGTTATATTTTCCATCGTTATAGTTCATGAAAAGTATATCGTCCTGGCGTTTAGGGTATGTTCCTTTGTAATCTCGTTGGTGTAGGTAATTGATGATTGCATGTGTGCTTTCAGGACTGCTAAACGTGAAATATGGCATTCTGGTTTTGTATCGTTTAATCTTCCAGGTGGGAATTAACTCGTATTCTGACTTTTTTGTCAGTAACGTGTCCAGTTCCCCTATATTGATTAACTCTTTTTCACCAATTTCTAATGCTAATGATTTTAAGAAGTCCTTAAAGGTTAAATGAGTTACTTCTGCAGCACCCATGCCGGAACTGCTCATTAATAGAATGATTGCTTTGTACTTCAGGTTCGCAAATCCAAGGGCTTTCTTGATGTGATCTTTGTTCATCATGTTGTCGGTTGTGATGAGGATCTGTTCATCATTCCTGATCGGCACGGTCTTGGGTAGTTCGATTTCAAATTCACGATAAAAAGTTCTGATCTCAGTAATTGTTTTTTTGACGTAAAGGGGGGAATAGTTCTGACTGTTCATATATTCAGTGTAATCAAGTAGGTCTAACTTTATTTGTCTTTCCCTCATTCTTAGCCGTTCTTTCTCTTCTTTTTCAGCTTCATTAATTAGTTGTGTGGGTGTTTTTCGTGTAAACTCACAGTATCGTTTTAATGTTTGCTTATATAAATCCTGCGTGGATTCTCGAAGGTTTCGGCTTCTTAGAAATAGTTTGAAGTATTTATCTTCTTGAATATTCATGAGTATATCTATTGTGATAAAGGTATATTCAACATTTTTGGTTCGTGTTCGTAATGAACCCTGCCTCTTTTTGCTGTGTTTATACTCATTATTTATGCCTCATTTACCCATAAAAGTAATACTGTTTTTCTGTTGTTTTTTCATGTAAAAAAATAGATATAAATTTCGTTGTGCTTAAAATTTTTTGAAAAAAAATAACCCCCAACTTATAAAAAATTATAAGTTAAGGTTTAAAATGGTAATTCTTTATAAACACCCAAAGCATCTCCTACTTGTTTCCAGTTAGTGCAGTTATCAAGGGTATTGTCGTTGTCTGTTGCGTCTGCTTTGAGCCATTTTCCATCCACGTAAGGTTGTGATATAACGTGTCCAAAAGTGCCTGATGAGAATTTTGCGTTAACGTGTAAGTACCTTGCAGGTATGCCTGCAGCTCGGTAAAGTGCATTTAGTAAGTGTGCCATGTCACAGCAGTTTCCTTTTTTAACCGCATATTCGCCAACTGCACCGTACCTTGTATTTTTATAAAACAGGTAGCTTGTCTTGTTTCTTACCCAGTTGAATATTTTTGTTGCTTTTTCAAGTGTGCTTGTTGAATTGCCTATTATGCTTTTAGCAGCGTCTATTATTGTTGTATCATTTGATTGGCAGTTTGCAGTTGGTTGTAAATATGGTTTGAGATCATCTGGAATATTTGTGGTTGTGGGCGTAGCTGGTGTGGTGCTGGTGTGGTTTGAATATCCATATTTTTCCATTGCACCCAAAGTGTAAGGACCACAAACACCATCACGTGATCGGGTGTATAATCCCAGGTCTTTTGCTTTGTTTTGGAATTTCTTAACTGCGGATGCTGTGAGTGTCCCATATTTACCATCTATTAATAGTTTGTTCCCGTTTTTATCGGTGAATCCGTATAGGTTGCACCATTTTTGTACTGATTTTACGCCTTGATTGTAGTCTCCTATTGAAAAAGTTACCATAAATTTTGCCTCCAATTTAATTTAAAAAAATGTTCCTGTGTCCTCGTTTTGAGAATCAATACACCAAAGATTGTAATTTGTGCACTGCTTTAAATGTTGACGGTATTCTGTAACATTAACCGCATAATACCGCTGATCTGGTGAGTAACATGGATCATAAACTTGATTATTCCACACTACAAAGCAGTGCCCTAAACTCCCATCTTCTTGTATTACATAATGTCCCTCCCTGAATTCGTAAATACAACAAATATGAACGTCATTCACGCCAATTCCATGTAAATATGTTGCAAAAGCCAACGCTCGGTCATTACAATCACCATAACCATTCCTCCAGAATTGGTAAGGTTGTACAAAACCTATAGTTGGTTTAAATGGCACATCTGCTACTTTATTGAAGTATACATGGATTTCTGGTGAATCTGGTGTGAGTGGTGCATTTACCGTTGGAATTACAGCGGTAAAAAAGAGTAAACAGATTAAACTGAGTAAAATTAATGACCATTTTTCCATGAGGATCCATCCCCCTTGAAAATTTTTAGAAAAGAAGAATCTTAAAAAGAAAGAAAAAGCTGGATTTAAAGGTAAGGTTTACCTGCAGGATAATAAGCATTCACATAGCCCGCGAAAAAGTCAATACTATAATTTCCTATCGTGATTTCATCCTTTGAGAGTTCACGGGGATTTTTCTTTGTCTTGGTTACGCGGGCCTGGACACGTTCATATCTTCCAGGTAATTGAAGTGAAACAGTGTCACCAACATTATAATATTCTGGTGTTTTGCCTTGGATTTTAAGAACATCCATTACTTTGGCATCTAATTTGATGTCCGGTTGGCATTTCTGTTTTATGTTATCAACACAGTCCCAATACAAATTGTACTTATTTTCCTCGGTGGAGCTGAAAAGGCAGATCTTTGCAGATTTTGCACCGCCACCCTGCATCTTTTGCACTTCCTTGTATGATGCTGCAGAATCAGAGTTTAAACAACGTACAAACGTTTCACCTTTCTTTTTTGCGTAGGGTGGATAAGCCATAGGTCCTAATGTCTCATTTCCTGATGAATCAGTTGTCACCCATAATGGGATCTGAACAGTAGGATCCACTTCCAGGTCTATAAATGCTTGACGGGCCTTGTGGAACTTGGCAATGTTCGTGGCTGTATCATCACTTGGTGCACCTGTGGGGCCGGCTCCAAGGAAAGTATCTGTTTCTGTGTCTTCAAGTTCAATGTTGTCCGTGTTGTATCCGATTTCTATTGGATTGACGTGTGTTTTGCCTCGTTGTTCCAGGAAATCAATGTATCTTCGGATTTTGTCCATGTTTGCATCGTACTCATATCTGAATTGGAATTCATAGCTTGTTTGTGATTCAACCTCACGCAGAAAAGCAAGAACGCCAATAAGGCCATTATAGTCTACGTTTTGTCCTGTGGTTATTGTTCCAATCTCAAAAAGATCACCACAGATTTTCTTAATTAGATCTGACGTGATTTGAAGTGTTGTTTTTGATGAATCAAGTAATGTAATCTCTTCAAATTGTCCGGTGAATGCTGGGCTGTTTCCCATAAGATTCCAATGGTCCGCGTAGATTGCAGCATATATTGGGTTTAAATTTGATTTATCATATGTTACTGTCCTTGTTACTGCAAGGTTGTTAATAGTTGAACCACAACTAAATGAATAGGCGTCATCCGTTCGTTGAATCCGAATGTAATACCCGCCAGAGGCATTGAATGATGTCGCATCAGGATCTCTCCAGGTGTCTCCCCAACTTTCTCCATAGCGTACCCTTGCCTGTGGTGATGAATCTGCTGAACTATCTTGTCTTGTCACGCCATAAGCTGCAAAATTCGCCCTGGACTCTAAATCTTCAAGTAAAACAAGCCCTAAACCAGAATAGTTTACTAACGCACTTAGATCATATAATTCTAGAATTACATCAAAATTACCCGCCGGAAGTTTAAGTCCCATAACAGGGATTGTTTTGGCACTGAAATCAAAGGCATGATCTGCAGCACCTGAAGGAAGTGCTATTCTTAGTTTTCCATCAGTTTCAGTTACACTTGTGTTAAGTATGTCTCGTATCCATTCAACATCTAAGTCTGAACCGTGTTGTAGGTGGAAATTTTGGAATGTAACGTATGCTGCGGGGAGAGAACCGAATGTTTTTAGATTTAGTCCAATGTAACTCGGTGTGAACCCTAAACTTGTTTCATCCATAAGTTTAGTCCATGTTATTGTCATTGTTCCATCGCTGTTTGTCTGCCAGTTTGTTGAATAATAAAATGAATATATGCTTCCAACCCGTTTAATACGCAGATAAAATGCTGTGTTTGTTGTTGTTGCACTTCCTAGATCAAAATATTTACCTGAAATTGTTTTCCAGGCATGTATTAAGTCTTGGCTGCTGTCTTTGTGATGTCCAAATCCATAGGCATTATTTCTGTCTGAGTAAAGTACAATCCCTGAAATATGATCTTTTGGGCTCTGTGAGTCATCCATATACACAAAAACGTCAAAATCACCGCTTGGAAGTGCTGTCTTTAGTAACGGTGAATGTGCAGTCCATTGTCCATCCACATTTGCAGGTACGGACAGTTTTATACCTTCATCAGTTTTTACAATATTTCCAGTTGCAGGATCATTAATATGCCACTTGTCAATATCCAGATTTCCTGATTCAAAAAGATCACTTGTAATTGGGTTAAAATCAACTGGTGGGAGCATGGATAATTCCGTTGCCACTTCCTCTGCCTTTATTGAAACCTTATTTGTAAGTGGATCAACTGTTTTGTCTTCTAGCATCACGTAGAGGCAACTGTCACCGTCTGATGTTTTTTCTTGCCATATTTTGTTTCCATGGACAAGGAGGTCGTTATACCGTGTTAAATCCTCGTTTTTATCATCCATCAAAGGATGTGTAATTGTAATGCTCCGTAAACCTCTAAGCTCATTGTTTTCTTCAACATCAACATACCGGGGATGTAAATATCCAAGTAACTTTTCATCAGGGCTTAGCACTGCTAATTGTAATTCATCCTGGAACATGTTTTAGATCCCCTCCTTGAATGCTACTTTCTGAATAATACACCCTGCTGAGGTTGTGAAATCATAATCCCCACGAAGAACCGGCCAAAAACTGTTCAAAGTTACTTTTGAAGTGTAATCTATGCCATCATTGCTTTTAATTGTCCTGTCATCACAATCAATTGTTAAATTCATTCCGGCAGTGAATTCATTGTTTATTGTAAGTGATTGTCCTGTTATTTGGTCGTAGAGTTGTATTGATCCGCCGGTTGTGAGTATGGTTATTGTTGGTCTGACACTTGTTAATCCATCATTACTTCCAAGGGCACCGGTTATCTTTGTGTCTGTAAATCCAATACCCTCGGGTATGGTGAATTTTGCTTTGCAGGTATATGTTGCAATGTCTAGGTCTGTTGTGATCTCTCCATCCAGGACCACGTTGTAACTTCTTGTTGGATCCCAATCAAATTTCAGAGTTTTAGGTATGGGTAGTCCGAGGTCGTTTACTTCATTGGATAAGAATTTTGTAGCTGCTATTAGTTTTTCTTGTGCTTCCTCAACTGTATCACCCCAAAGTCTGAATTCCAGGGTTATTGTTTTAGATTCAAGGTTGTATTGTGTGATAAGTTCTCCTTGACTGTTTGAAATATCCAAGGTTGATATTTTTGCAGATATTCCCTCGTTTTTGTCGGAGCTTGATTTTAGCATTATATCGTAGTTTCGGCTGTGTTCACCGTTGAGCGTGAAGCCTTCAGATGCTCCTGTAACATCATGTTGACTGTAAAGTACAAATTGGATGTTTTTAAGCTGTACTTCCTGTGTATCATTTGCAGTGTTTTGTATCCGGAATGTAACTGTTATATTGTTTAAATCAATTTTATCCCGTTTTAAACCCCAAAGATTATTTAAACCACCCACTGTAACGCTGTTCTTTGTTGGGTCAAGGATTACACTTTTTTCTGCGGATTCGGTGCCTGTTGTAAGTGTAACAGTTAAAATTAGTTCAGCAGTGCAAATATATGGAAATATAACTCCTAATCCTTTAACTATGAGGTCCACATCTTTTTCTCGACCTGAAAAGTTGAATGAAGATAAACTGATTTCCTTGGAAGTATCACCGGAAGGGATTGAGATTGTTGCGTAAGTTTCATCCTTTTTCAAGTCACCCGGAACATCAGGTAATGCTCCAGCATCTTCATAAGTTGTTTTAACTTTTTGTATAGCGAATTTGAGGAAATCCACGCTGGTATTTTGTGGTGATAATTCTTTGTATTGTCCATAGATTCTTATTTTCTGTGTTCCTGTAGCATTATACGTGAAATACACGTAACAACGTTGATAAATATTTGCCTGGCTGGGTCGGGTTCCAAGGAACTCTGTTGTCTCATTGTTGACCGTTTGTAATAGTGCAAGTTTATAGTTCTTATATCCATTGTAAATACTGTTTGAAGCTTGATTTACACGTATATTATTTGAAATAATGTACGTTTCACCGTCATTAAGATAATCCTGGATTTCTTGTGGGATTAGTACTTCTGTGTAGTAACATTCAGTTATGCTTGCTGAAACAATTGTTATGCCCTTTGTAAGTTCAACATTGCCCACAGAGATCGTTTGACTATAATCACCAGGTGTAACTGCTGTTAAAACAAGCGTTAATGTTGCGGTTTTGTTTGTGAATGCTGCACTCCAAACACCATTACTATATGTACCATTTCCAGAGCTTGAAACCAACGCAAACCCGTTGGGAATTGAAATATTGACATTTACTGTGCTTACAAGGTCACTATCAACCGTAACGGTCACATGGTATGTTAAGTTTTGTTCTTCTGTGACATTTGAGGGTAAATCAGAATTTAAAGTGTAATTTGGACTGGTTACTGTTGTTGTTCTACTTATTGAAGTTCCATACTCATCAACTGTTGCAGTGACTGTTTGACTGCCAACTGCAGAGGTTTTTAGTGTTAATTCAATTTCTGCAGTGTAATCACCGTTTATTATTGCATTCCATTTACCTGTACTACTGTTATAAGTTCCATCTGAACCACTTTGACCTACGTAAACTAAACCAGTAGGTAAACTGATTGAAATGGGTACTGAGTCCGTGTGTGGTGTTTTATTTGTGTTAATAACTTTTAATTTATAAGTTATTTCTTCACCAAGACCCGTCGGTGTCTGTAATTCAGATTGAAGCGTGTAACTTGGTTCTGTATAATCAGGGATCAAAGCAATATAATCAACAGACATTCTGCCAACTTGATGATTTGAATTTCTTGCTGGATTGAATAAAACCCAAAAACCAGAATCATTTAAAGTAGCAGGACTTATACCTGGCATATCAGAAGCTGCAAATACCACGTTACGAACCGTTCGGTTTAAAGGTACACTGTTCCAGTTCACTTTCCAATCCGAGCCAGGAACAGCAAGCCAGATACTGGGGATGTTCGGTACTCCATTCATACCTCCGGAAAGGTTTCTACAGTATGCTTCCCATTCCACGATCAACTTGTTAATTTGAGAATTTTTGGGGATGTTAAATCCAAAACCAGAACATCGCAATTCACCAGGCTTGGATTGTGTCCCTGAAATACTTGCAATCTCTGTTGTATAAGCATCAGTATCATCATCTGCTTCAACCCAGTATGGACTGTTCCAATCAGTCTCAGTTATGACACCATTGACTTTGTTTGGACGTTCTACAGTCACACTGGTTGGATATTTCTTTACTTGTGTCATCCTTTTTCACCTCATGGACTGTAGGTTGCTTCTATCGCATCACAATCAAAATCAACACTCACAACTTCAGAACCTGTAACTCCTTCAAAACCTTCAATTGTGCCACCAATGCCCGTGTTTTTAATTGCATCTGCTGCGAGGTTTGCACCAGAACGGGCTGTATCCCCTTTGTTAATGTATACATCATTTATTCGTATCTGTGCAGATTGTGTTGTTGCTGTTTCCACACCAAAACAAACATAACCATCCACAGTTACGGTTAAATCTTTATCAACACGTTGCCATACCTCTGAAAGTGTTATTGTATCAGTTATTGCACTGTTCACTATTGCACCATTCGCATTGAACTCATAAACATATAATTTAACTGTTCCAGAACCTTGTAAGTAAACACTATGCCAAACACGTTGATTTGTAATAACTGCAATCATTCGCTCGTATTGTGAGAACCCATACATATTCACCCCTTCGTTTGCCCTAGATCCTAGTGTTTGGCAGAGTATGCAAGTGTCACCTGAAGGATAACGGGTTACTGCTCCTTTTCCCGCACTCCAAACCAAGCTTGGTTTTAGTTTTTGCTCACTGCCGGGATGGAATGATGCTGCACCAAAGAAATAAGCATTTGCATCTTCCACATAAAAAGTCGGGGTTACTTTTGTTGTTGCATTGTCAAGTGTTCCTGTCCATTTAATTACTTGCCAAGTGCCATCAAATGTGAGTTCACCAACAGATAGCAGTCCACGGCTTTGATTGTTAAGTTCATCAGCTTGTTCAATACATATACTTATTTTTGAGCCTGATTTACCTTTTAAAACTGAAATAAGTGAATATTGACCTCCACCAACTGGAACAATTTGTCTGAAGAACATTCCTCTATTAGCTACATTTGGAATAATTTTTAAACTGTTTGTACTTTTGTATGCTTGTTCTATGACGGATGAAATTGCAGCTTCCCAACTGCCAAAACCAGTGGTTGTCTTCAATGTGTTTGTTCCGGTTGCAACATTGGGTATAAAGGTGTTTGGGAAGTTTCCAGGCCCATTTATATTTGAATCAACATACACTGTTCTTGCAACTGTGTCTTCACAATAAATTATTGCATACATTGTTGCAGCACCAGTTATGCTCGTGTAAGATATCGTTATAGTGTCATTATCACCTGAAAGAACATATTCTGAAGATCTATAATTTCTCCATGCTCCAGAATCACCGTTTTTATCCCCTACCATAACTCTTATCTTAGTTCCTTTTATTCCATGCACAACAGTTCTAAAAGTATAATCAGTTGATGCTGAAATCTTACTAGACCACCAACAATGACCCTTTGTACTTGAATCAAAATTTATCCTTAAACTTTTAGAGCCTTGCACATACCAATCACTTGCAACAGAAATTGGAGCGTTTGAATTATTAACAAATCCTGATGTTGTTCCATCCTCACAGCAATTCGCCACATTTGGATCAAACGTGTTCTGGATGGTTGGTGGAAGTTTTCGGGCAAGAGCAAGACTTGTAGCCCAAAGTCTCTTATCCATCAACTCATCACCCACCACATTACCATCCACACTAACAAGGCTGGCAGGTGCTTGGAATTCTTCAACACTCATCTTTTTTTATCCTCCTCGTGATCTCTGCTTTCTTAACGTTCCCTTTGCTAATTCTGACTTCAAAGCATCCTGAAACGTGCTGTTTTTAACAATTGCTTTTAGAAGATCTGAATCGTTTATAACTGATTTAAGTGCAGCCAGTAATGTGTCCTGGTCAATATTGTCCGGTACCCCTTCAAGTTTAAGGTTTAAGTTTAAATCAAGAGCCTCTTTAACAGTTAAAGTATCCAATGTCTCCGTTGGATTGGAACTTCCCAGATCTACAGAGGGCACTGGTCCTGCATGCACTTTGGGTGATGACCAACCGTAACCGTGCTGGAATGCAGTTGTATCAAAGACTTTTCCAGCAATAACCGCCCAAACATGTCCAATATTGCCCCAATAACCATGAGCCATATAACCTGAAAGACCAAAAGCCCTAGCTAAAGCCAACATGATAAGGGCACCATCATAACAGTTGAACGCTCCTGAATTCAACGCTGCAGCTGGTGAACCGTAACGACTGTTCCAATAAAATGAGTACCTTGTAGCTCCAATCAATCTGGATGCAATTGTACTGAAAGCACCTAGATTGCCGGTTAATGGGAATGTACTGTTTTTGAAGTTCGCAGCTGTTAAACCAAGACTGTCTAGATCTCCAAAATTAGGAACGTAACCATTGACTGAGTTCATTATGGCAGTGATCCATGTGCTGCTTTGATCCCAATCACCCGCATAACAACCATCTTCATCCAGACAAGGAATTGAAGGTAAAGTGTCCAGGATCCGGAGTTGATCATCTCCATGATCACCGGTGGGTCCAGGTCCTGCAAAGTGTGGACCACTAATATGGGGGATTCGGATCCTTCCAGGACCAGCAAAACCAGGACCAGGTCCTGCAAGAAGTAGTGCAGGATTACGGATTTTACGATAAAATATTGAAATGTTGCCCTGTAAATGTGAAACCTGATTGGAAACGTTGCTGTTAATATTGCTTGCTGCATTTACCAGGCTGTCACGCATATTATTCCATGAGGACTTGACAGCTGTCATGTCGGATGCGGTTTTACTTTGAAGATTGTTTAGGGTGTCTATGGTTTTTGTTTGTATTTGACTGTAACCAGCCGTGTTATTTGATACAATATTGTTGAGTGTGGTTGCCATGTTGTTTTTCATGGCTTCAAGGCTGGTTTTCTGTGTGTTTACAAGGTTTGTCCAGGTTGATGTGCTTGTTGTTTTCAATGCATTGTAACTTGTTGTTGCCTTTGCCAGGCTTGCAGCTACTGTTGCGGTTGCACTTTGGGTTTGTGCTTGTATGTTCCCCGTGTTTAGGCTGTTGGTGGCTTGTGTTGCTGTGTTTGTAGCACTTGTAGCGGCGGTTACTGCAGTGTTTGCTGTGGATACAACTGTTGAACCCATAATGTTAGGCATGTTTATCTGTGGTTCTGCTTTCCTCCAATCCACACTTGCAAGGTTATCTGCAACGTTTTGGAATTCATCAGGAAGCGTTTGTGCTTTTTCAATAATTGCATCCATGGCTTTTTCCAGGTAACTTGGGGAGTGAATACCGAGTCCTGCCTTGAAACCTTCCCAAATATTTGATGCCATCTTAACAGCTGCATTATAAGCATCACCACCAAAACTAGTGATCTTATTGATAACATTCCACAATACTTGTCCAACACGGCCAGGAAGACTTGTTATATTACTTATGAATCCATTTACAAGGTTTCTACCGGCCTGTTCAGCATAAGCTCTAATAGCACGAGCATAATTTTGGACTTGTTGTATTGCATAGTTTAAGTAGAGCCACATTGCATGAGGTAAATTTGCAATGAAATTTATCACATTATTTACGAAGTTTATGCCTGCTTCTCGTGCATATTCAACAATAAACCTTGACCACATTAAAACATAATTTATTGAGTTATTCAACCATATCCAGAGACGCCCAGGAAGTGATACAATCCAATTTAGGAAGTTAGTAACAAGGGTTAAACCAGCATTTGAAGCCCAAATTCCAGTTTGCACAACCCAATTTACAAGGTTTGTAAGGATCTGAATACCATATTTCACAAGATTACCTAAAAGTAATCCGAAGAAATAAGCCATTCTTTCAAGTATTGTGCCACCATGAGCATTTGCTTGTGCAATTAAAGTACTGAAAAAATTGGTAATTGGTGCCAACAAGGATCCAAGGAAGCCTAATAAACGTCCAGGAAGTGATGCTAAAGTTGCAAATATTCCTAGAACTGCAGATCCAACACCAGAGATGAAGCTTCCAATTGCTGAGAGAACACTATTAAATGCATTTCCCACATTTACAAATGTAGTATAAACAATCTGGCATGCGTGTACTATATCATTCCAAGCTTCTGTTAACCTGGCTAATATGGCTTGGCCCATTTCTCCAAGGTTATTCCACCAACCAAGAGCTTTTCCAATCTCATATATTGCCGCTACCGCCGCGATGATTGCAATAACCACAAGTACAAATGGGTTTGCAAGGAGACTTGCACCTCCCAGAAGCCCAAAGAAACCTTTAAATAAACTGATTGCAGTACCAAGTGGACCTGCGATAAGGCCAATAGACCCAACAACAAGCATAATAACAGCGGCAACAATGGCTATTTTTGAAGCTAAACCGCCAGTTTTATCATCAAATGAAATCCAAGCTGAAAGAATGTCTTTAATGTAAGGTAAAATAAAAGAACCCATCTGTGTGAGTATCTGCTGAATTGAACCTTTTACAACTTCTAATTCATTTGCAGTTGTCACATATTGACTGTAACCATCATAACCTTCTGCAGTGAGTGCTTTTTGTAAGGCAACAATACGATCTTGTACGGTTGCTTGGTTTTTCATTGTGCCTAACTGGTTTTTGAGGATAGAATCTTGTTCTAATCCTGTTGTGTTACCAGTTAGAAGGTAATCTTTAAGGTCTCGTTGTGTTTCTATTGACTCTTTACCCATTGCAGTTGATGCAGCCATGTAATCTGCAGCTGCAATAGCCATCTGGTTTAAGACATCTACATTGTCAATTCCTGCCTTATAAGCTGCACCAGAAAGTAATTGGTTCATGAATGTATCGTCACCAGGTACAGCTGCAACAATATTTTGTATACTTGCTTGTACCTGTGAAACCTCGGAACCGAACCGCCTCATGAGGAGTGTTGCGTTTGACTCTGCATTCATTGCACCTTCAAAAGCTGTTTGCACAATACTAAACAAGCCAAAACCCGCAACAACCCCACTTATCGCCCCATTAACACTATCAGTTGCTTGAGAAATCTCTTTTAACTTCGTCACTGCGGTTGTGGCAGCACTTGAAGCTGAACTTGCAACTTTACTAAAAGCATTACTTAACGTTGAACCTACTGTTCCCGCCACATTAGAAGCCGCTTCTTTTATAGTGCCTAACCTGGTACTTATAGCACTTGACGCAGAACTCGCTGTTTCTGTAACACGATTTACAGATGATGCTAAGGCACTATTGCTATTTATAACGTTTGTTACTGTCTGTTTTATTGATTCATAGCCTCTTTGTATTGCATTGAATGTGCTTGAACTACGTGATCCACTCTGTTCCATGGAGGTTGTGAGGCCTTGCACACTTGTTTTTGCTGTTTCTATTGCTGTTTTAGCAGATTTTGCACCATTTTCAATGCTAGTTTTTGTCTTGTTGAATGTGTTTCCAACTTTCTCTGCAACTGCAGATGCTTCATCAATTGCTTTGAGTATGATCTCCATTGTTGCCATAGATCCTCACAACCCCTTCATAAAAATTAGTAAAAAAAGCATTAATCAGTTTTATTCATTTCTTTAAGTATTTTAGCTTGACCTAACACCACAAAACCAGCTTGTACCGGTGTTAAATCCGCTTGTGTTGATGCTAGCTTGTAACCGAAGTAATCAAGCTGGCTCATCATCTGCCCTTCCGGTGTCCCCAAGAAAGGCTTCTATTTCACTTTCTTTTGTATCAATTCCACTTATTTCCTGTACTTTCCCGTATATTTCATCAATTGCTTTTTGTGGAAGTTTTTTAACATCTTCCTCGGTCCATTTATCATTGTTACAGTCAAGGGCTAGTACTATGGCTTTTACTTGGCTGGTGTAACTTGATTTGGATTGTTTGGCAACATTGAACTTCAAAGTTCCAAGACTACCAAGGATGGCTGCAGGATTTCTTTTTGCTTTTGATGCCATTTTAGGGCTTACTTCAATATCCCCTAATCCTGCCTGTTCTATTTCCGCGAGTTTCTGCCATTCACCACTTGACAAAGGCCTTATCATAAGTGTTCCTTCTAGTGCTTTGATTTCAACTTCTTGTGAATTGTTTATACCGTTTAAAATGTCTGCTTTACTTAGTGCCATGTTAAAATATCCTCCTAAAAAAGTTTTTTTTAAAAAAATAAGAAAAAAAATTTTAGACTGCTGCTTTGATTTCTGGTTGGTTATTTAAGAGTTTCACATAAATATCCGTCAATATTTTAGTTGTACCATCATTAAGGGTGACTTCTTTCTTAGCACAAGCTTTCAGGGTGCATTTAAGATTCATTGAATCTGCACCTTTAGCTTCATATTCCCCTTCAATGGTACAGCTTGGGAAGGTCATTTCCATCTGGTCTTGTGAGTCACCGTATGGATCAAAGGTTAGTTTTGCAGGCATTTCGTAGAGTGTCATTTGTGGTTCAAGTGCGGTTTTACTTCCATACTCCGCGGCCTTAATAAGGTCAAGTGTTGCAGGTTCCATGCTTGATTCTATTTCGAATGTTGAATCTCTCTTGTTGGCCTGTGCTTTTGCTTGCATAAACCGTGAACCGATACCTATGGCATCATCTGTTTTAATGTTATTCTTGATTTGAACAGTTGCAGATGAAACAATACCCGCAGGAATCGCATTATCCAATAGAAGTGAAGCTTCATAGTAGACCAGTGGTGTGGCTCCCGGAAGCATTTTTGCGTTAATATCCGTCAAGGATGGTACAGATGCAATCATTGTATCCTTTTTAGCAGCCATATCCGTATCCGCGGTAATATAATCATCTTTGATCTCTATTTTCATGGAATCCATGAGAATACCAGTTATTACCTTGGTAAACTGGTCAAAAGTTCCCCAACCTGTGAATGAAGGTAAGAGCTTGTTGTTGGATCCCCAAAACTCATGAACATTTGGAGCATTATCTGCACCTGCTGTGAACTTATAACCTCCCAGCAAACCTTTAAGGTAATGACCTATACGTTTAAGGTCAATTACATGAGTATTTGAAGGTTTAGGCACATACGGCCCTGGTCTTACTGTTGTAGGTGCTCTACTCATCCCGCTATCCAGGGTTAATGGATCTCCATCTTGTTTGATCTTCTGTGATTTAACCTCCTGATACCAGTCCGGTGCTGTTTGGGCTACTCCCCAATTTGCTTCCTCTGCAAGTCCAAAGACTCGGTTTAATTCCATTGTATCTGACATAATTTTCCTCCTTTAAAATTGTTCTACTACCCTGTAAACCGTGGTTATTGTGCACATTGAAGCGAAAAGCTTATTATCTGGTCGCTCTACAGGTGACGGATCAAATCCTTTACTTTTTATTCTTTGAAGCCATTCACGGGGCCAATCTGAGTTTTGTCTGCGATGTTTGATTATTGCTTGTCTGGCACGTATTGAAAGGTTTCTTGATAGTTTTGTGCCTTGTTCTGGTTTGTTAGTGGTTATTAAGCCCATGATGTTGACTTGTTGTTCCCATATCTCTGTCATGGTGGCTTCCTCTGTCATTTCTGCTTGGTCTAACATGATCCAGATTGTGGGTGGTTTAAAACCGTTTTCTGCTACTTCACCTGTTATGACTTGTTTAACTTCACTGAGAAGGCCGTCTGTTTTGATTTCACTTTCCACCCACGCTTTGAGGGTGTCTTCCAGTGCGTCTTGTGCTTCAAGTAAGTTGTAACTCATAGGATCGCCTTCGCTTCGAGAACTGCACGGTTCATGAATTCTTGTACTCGTGTTGATTCTTGTTGCATGCTTTTTTCCACGAATTTTTGACCTTTTTGACCTTTAACACTTCTTAAACACCACATGCGGCCTTTCCATTCAAAATATAAGAATTTAGAGTGTACGGGTACGATTCGTGTGGCGTGAGGGCCGTATATTCCGGTTCCATCATTAACCCATTTCAGGTATTTGGCTCCGATGTATTCGAATAGGTAAGGCCCTCGTGGGATCATTTCAATGCTGCCTTGAAGCTTTCCACCACCAGACTCCTTATTTACTGGTGCATTTTTCCTTAATTTGGCTTTCAGGTCTGTTGCAGTGTATTTAACACCTTTTTGAACAGTTTCACGGGTGACTTCACCAAGTTTATGGTTTATTTTCACGGTCACACTGTAAGGTTCTGCCATCTAAGAAAAGCCCCCATATTTAGAAATCTAGACTGTTAGTGTCTTCAGGCTTACTAATTACCATTATACCCAACGTTGGGGTTCTGGTGGGTGATTTATTATCCACATAGGGTTCTAAATCACTTTTAAGGTCATCTGTAAAAATAGCACTATTAGTTAATTGTACTTTCCATTCATTCACACGTATAAGTGGTGTGTCACGGCGGGTAACTGCTTGACCTGCCATGTTAGCGGCCATACGTAGACTTACACTTTCAACAGTTCCAGGGACCGCTTCATCATCATCTCCAAAGGTTTGATGACAATAAGAATCAATAATATCCTTAATCTGCACAAGCCACTTAACAACCAATGCATTTAAAGCCTTTGCAGGGTCTGATTCATCTTCAAGGTTCACATTTTCTGGTTTAAGTCCTGCGAATTGGATCACATCTGCAGGTGTGGAATAATAAGTAGGAGAGGTCATAATCTTTTAAACCTCCCCTGTTTTAGCTGGATGGTTTTTCAGTTTCAGGGAATGCTACAACCACAGCTTTTTCATTCTCATAGTCTGCATCGGCCTCAAGGGTGATAATCCAATCAGTCTTACGCTCCCTTGCAATCCTATCAGGTTCAACTGTGATCTCATGGAATATACCATAACAAAGGTTAGCAGGGTTAACAAGCATAGCTGCTGTACCTACGGTTGTTTTACCTTCTGTATCCTCTAAAACTGGAGCATATTTAAGGACTATTCCTTTATAAACTGGTGTCCAATCGGTTGTTAGAGCTATATCTCCAGCTCCGGTACTTCTAGCAATTACATAATCCCTGTAAGCATCAAGAATATCCCATGGGACATAAAAACGCATTTGCGAAAGGTTTCCAAGGTATTCTTTTGGGTAAGCTTTAAGCATTGCATCTAACATTTTTTCGACTTTGGTACCGTCAAAGTCACTGTTATCTGTTGAGGATCCGCTTGATTTTTTACCGTATAATTTGATTCCTGCGCTTTTTATCCAACCATCAGTTAAACTTAAGATGCTTGTATTTGCGAATTTGCTTTTATCTGCCCACATACAGAAGGCTTCAAGATCCAATCCTGAAGCATTGGTAAACATTGCTATAAGGGTGTTCTGGAAGTTTTCCCTCTCAATGGTCCTTCTTAAAGTGGTGTCATAGATACCAGTTGCACCACCCAGTTCTTGAGCCTGTAATGTATTCTGGTGGAATGATGCTTTCTGATCATTTGATATGGCGGTTCCCTCTTTTGCAGGGTAAAGGAACCTTCCAGAAAAGCCTACGCGATCTATGTTCTGTTGCTGTGTTTGCATCTCAATAAAACGTGCTTCATTTAGAACAGTTTTGTCCTTTGTTGCTTCAACTACATATTTACTGTAATATGCAGGCTGTAAAACACTGCTTCCTACATCTGCTTGTGTTATTGCTTTTTTAGCTGTTGCAATTACTTCTAACATGTCCATGTTACTTACTGCCATATTTTTATTCCTCCTAATTTAATTCTTTAATATTTTTACTCCAAGTGCATCCCTTCCGGTTGCCTCGTAAACGCTTTTAACTGCGGGTTGTGGGTTGTTTTTGCCAGTGTCATTGTTTGTTAGGGATTTAGTCCCTGCCTGCTGGGTTCCATCATCATTGTTTTCTTCATCACTTTTGCCTGCTCCACTGTTTGTGAGTTTAGCCCCACAGGAAGGGCAGAATTTTGCATCTGATGGATAGGTTGCCTTACATTTAGGGCATTTTTGGGTATCTGCCTTTTCTGATTTGCCTTCAAGTTCCTTTAGACGTGCATCAAATGGTTCAATTGCTTTCTGAACTGCGTTTGTCACATCATCCACAGTTAATCCATCTTTTTCCTTTTTACTTCCTTCATCTGTCACGGTTTCATCTCCTTTGGGTTTTGTATCGTTTTTAGAGTCCAAATTAAGTAAATTATTAAGAATGTCACGTGCTTTGGTTAGTGAGCTCTTGTTATCTTTTGAAAGTGTTCTTCCTGCCTTTTGGCTGGGTGTTTCTGGTGGTGTGCTCTTAACACTACAAAAGGTTGCATCATAAACACAAGGTGATTCTACAATACTTATTGTGTATCCTACGGGATTTTCCAGGTCTTTTATTAGAACTCTTTCTTTATTCATGGATTTTATTGTCTTTTCTGTTGCTAATTTGTCAGCTATATCTTTAGATAAGGCTGTTAAGCTGAATCCTGTGTAAACGCCTTTTTTAACATTGTCCCAGGTGTCATTGTCAGTAACATGTAATGTTGCCATCCATGTTCCTGTGGGATACTCTTTTTCCTCCCCTTGAACATTTTTCAGGGTCATAGGTTCCCTTAATTGCCATGATTCCACAACATTACCGACGTCTTGGCCTGTTTCAAAGTAATCATGTTGTTTGTCCACGATCTGGTGTTTTGCCATGAATTCTTGGCTTATCTGTTTAATTTCTTCAGTTGTGAGTTCTTTCTCTCCTCTGCAAGCATCACAGTCTTTGTAGTTAGGTATGAGTACGGGGGCTGTGATGAGCTGTTCTTCATCGTTTTTAATGCTTATCATGCTTTTTACTGTCAAATAATTTCACCTCCAACTTTTTTTTAAAATCATAACTTAAAAAATGGCAAAAGGGTATAACTTATTAAATTAGAATATTACCCAGGGGGGCAGGTCATGTTAGATTATATGGAATACAAGATACAACAAAATTCTTTAGATTCTATAGTCGTAAATTTGGTTTTTAAAGATCCATCTAAAAACAATGAGGATAAAAAAGATTTAAAACAATTTTTAGATGAATTTTCAAGTTTAGACTCTGAAATAATTGATCTTGGTGTAAAATGTGAGAGCCTTTGCAAACTCTGTTTAAAAGTGCGTTATCCCATGGAATACTGGTCTAATTTGGATGAAAATACAAAACAAAAAGTTATATTAAGTTATTCACATGAATTCCAAGAAGCTTACAACCAACAATTTCCCGATTAATTTTCAGGTCGCTGCCATGCCTTGGGTGGTTCAACCTGTTCCACGGTACCATAAGGCATACCCGTTGCATCCTCAAAGTGTGGGATCTGCACCAAATCACCAGGATAAAAATTAGTTAAAAGTGGCGGAGCCATATAACCAAGAGGCATAATAAACGGTACTAAAGTACAACGGCAATTAATCCATTCTTTTATCGGACCTGCACGGTCTCCCGGGAATCTTAACCCGTTACTGAAGGTTGCACCAACTGCAGTGATTTGTCCGTGCATGTGTCGGTGACTGTCACGTACTCTTCCATCTTCAGAAGACCACCATTGATGATAAGTAACTCCAGCTTCCTGTTCTGTTAGGTAGGATCCCTTGTTTTGTGCACCGAGGATCTCAGTGGTTGCAACCCGTCGGAGTTCATGGGTTTTCATGTTTGTGAACTCAGATCGAAGATTATCTGCAGCTTCTCTCATCCCCACACCTTCTTTGTAAGAGTTTGAGAGGTTTTCCATAACATTACCACGCAAACGACTCAGGGTGTTCTGGGAAGCCTTGAAAATCTGATCTTTCAAGCTATTGTAAATTACATCACTAAAACCTCCAGGTGTAATGCGGACTTGCATTTTGAATGGTAGCATGGATTGTGTTCCTAAACGTCCTGTGTCCATGGCAACTTTAGTTCGCTGGTAAATGGTTTGACTGTAGTTTTCAAGTGCCAGGTCAAAATTAGAAATTACACTGTTTATCTCAGCCCATGCACGATCCACCTCACCATAATCCAACAGGCTTTGTATGGTGGTTCTTTGGGCTTCATTGAAGAGTTTAATCAGATCCTGTGATAATCCAAATTCAAGGTTCATTATGGATTCAAAGCTTGCCTTTAATGCGACGTATTGCATTCGTGAAGCCTTGACCCTTTCCGCCATTTCCAAGGCCGTCATGCTTAACTGCGATGTCATTTAATCCATCCTCCAAGCTTTTCAGAACATTATCAACCGCAGGAACAGGTATCTGCTTAGACTGTGGACTGCTTAATTGGCTTACAGGAACTCCATTCATATAATAATCATCCATTAAAGGATCATTACTTCTTTCAAGATTAAAACGCTCACTAAAATACTCTATGCCCTGATTAGGTGTCATCATAGCATTACTAATGAGTTTCACTGCACTATCCACATCCCGGGCAACATCTCTAATGTCACCTTCCTGGATACCAAAGGTCCAATCCATGATGTTAAAGCCCTGGTTTATCACGTAATATGTGATGGCATTGCAGATTTGGCTTTGTACTGGGTTAATTACTCCCATCTTATAGATCTTTGTGGATTCTTCACTGTTACTACCACCCAACCTTCCGGTTTCATTGATTCCTATCCTGTAGGGTGGTACTTTATGAGCGTGTATGATTTCATCTCGGTTGTCCTTCCTGAACAATCTGAAACTGGCTTCTTTGGTGTCTGTTGCAAGTGGTTTGAGTTCCACGTTAACTTTACCTTCACCACCAACACTGGGTATTGTAAGGACCAGGGTTGAGTATGGATCCTGCATCAACTTCTGCATATTAGCTTGGATCTGGCCTTTGAGGGTTTTATCAAAATTATAATTTGGATCATCTTCTTCCAAGTCATTAGTTTGGAAGTCACCAGTTATGATAACCGCAAAGGCAGGTACACCATAATTATCAAAGAAAGCCACATTATACTTTAATCTTGCCCGATCCCCATAAATAGCCCCAATAGCGGGTATTATCGGTGGTAAACCGTAGAATGTGGATCTTGGTGTGTACCTTTTAATCCAGATTACTTCATCACCTCGGACATCTTTGGGTAAGGATCCGTATGGTGCAAGGTCTCCTGTGTCTTTATTAACGTCTTTTCCTGTTCCGGCTCGGACAAACCAAACTTTATTTGCACCAATTTGTTGTAAAACCCGTATTCCATCACTATGTCGCCTTAACGTGTAGGATGGTATGTGTGCCAGGTTATCAGGTGGTGTTTTACTCCGGCCTTCCTTGATAATCTCAATAGCACCATAACCCACCGTTTGACGGTCATTAACACTCTGATTAATGATCTGCGTAACACTAGGATGAATACTATCAAAGAAAGCTGTGAGCTTGTTTTTATTGGTTTGTGTGCCTTTACGGTCCTTAGCAGGCATCAATGTATAACCCAAACCAGCCACATCAGTTGCTACAGCCTCACAACAGGAAGCATGATAAGTGTTCAACTCAGGTAGGTTTGTCAACCAAACCGGATTATAAAGCGGTTGAAGTAAATAATCCGCCTTATACATCCCCTCAAAAGAATCATTTAACTGTTTACTGTCTGTGGCTTCAGCGGTTTTGAGTGCATACTTCATGAGTGTGCTGTCTTTAACCACAAGGCCTGTATCAGTAACATACGCATAAGGCCTACGCTTAGAATTGTTATCTGTCATAGATATGAACTCCTTAAAATAGAATAGTAAAAAATAGAAACTTTAATTAGACGTTTACGCTTGCTCGTGGTCTTAAATTAATAATAGCACCAGAAGCAGCATCAACCTGATCCTTCCAATGACCATGAGGAAACTTAACAAGCTCCGTGACAAAATCATCAGTCCAATACTCATCTAAAACATGGATAAAACCACCTTCCGCCTTAATTTCCAGGTGTTCAGCTCTCATTTCTTTACTCATTCGGACTCTATCCGGCCTGAATACATAACCAGATAATCCTTCAGTGTATGCTGCTACCTGGAATTTACCGGATTGTGCACCTTCCTGTTCCATTACAACTCGAACATTCCGTCCATCTGCCTTTGCTGTTCTTTGTACAAGGGCTTTTACTTTAAATGGACTTAATTGTTTTCTTATAACATTTAAAAGGTAATAGTTTTCAAATCCGGGTCTCATTCCACGTTCACGGCCCCAAAGTTCTCCCACTGTGTATGCGGATTGTTTGTTGTCTTCGTGGTCTGTACCTGCAAGGTCCCAGTATCGTAGGAAATCCAGTTTATTCAGGGGTATATCTTGTTTTTTAACTTTTTTGAACCATTTTTCCTTGAACATTTCACCTTCACGGTCTTGAGGATCTCCTTGTTCTACTGCGTTGAATCTGAAGGTTCCCATGGTCTTTTTGAGTCGTAAAGCTTTGGCTTTGTTGACTCGTGCAGGCCATAATGGTTCTCCCTTTGCTCTGCCAAGAATATCATTTTCCTCTGCAAGTAAAGGAAGGTTTAAAACAACCCATGTATCTTCTGGTATGGATCCACCGTTTCGTAGGATTTGAAGTGCTTCACTGGCGTTTATGTGTGGTTCTGCTTTGAGTATCTGCCCTGCAAGGTCCATAACATCAAGACGTTGTGCAATGTACACCATTGAACCGGGCATACCATCGAACAAGTCACGTTCAACCCTTTGTAATGCTACGTTAAGGTACCATTCCCAGATTTTGGCTTGGTAGGTTGGTGAACTGGCTTCTGCAGGGTTTTTATGTGGGTCATCTATGATGAAAAGGTTGGCACCTTCACCCATAATTGGGCCGCCAGCTCCACCAGTGATTAATCCGCCTTTATGGTCTGTTATATCCCATTTATGGCTTGCTTTACTATCATTCCGGATTAAAACATCCGATAAGAACATATCAGTTCCATAGGTTTGTAGTAGATCCCGTGTTTCACGGCCCCATTTAGCTGCAAAGCCTGCACCATAACTGGTTAGAATAGCTCTTTTTTCAAGGAAGGTACCAAGGTACCATGAAAGAAAGTATTTAGAAATTAATTCACTTTTACCATGCCTTGGAGGCATGAATATCATTAAACGATTAAGCTTACCTTGAACAAGATAAATAAGAAACTCAATAACAAGAACAAGATGTGGTAAAGGCTTCCAACGTTTATGGCTTGCTTCAATAGCAAATGTTCCAGGACCATAAGGCATTTCACGATTTAATGTCCTCTTTTTTGCTAATGGCACGTAAAACACCTAATTCTTGATTTTTAAATTTGTCTGTGCCAAGCATTTCTATTGTGTGCTTGTATCTCTGCTCTGCATCAACCTCAAACTTGCCTAAGGATTCACCTTGTGCAGTTTTAACAACATCTTGTGCAGATTTCAGGGCATCACCTGCCATTTTGAGATGATAAGGATTTAAAAATGATGCTTTACCCAGGTTTAGATTTATCCATTCACTTACAAGTTTACGTAGGTTTTCCCCACTTCGTTCAAAATCTGTGTCACTTTGAACAATGGTTTCAGCATCGTAGTTTGCAGCTTCATCTTCTTCTTGTGGATCCATTCCGGTGGGTGTATGACATTTTTTTTCTTGGACTTTTTTTGTCACGTTGAGTTTGTATCTTTTTCTTTGTTCTGTCCATTTTTCTTCGGATGCTTTGTTTCGTATGGTTCCTGCGGATGGTGGATATAGTTCTGCTAGGCGATCGTAGGTTGGGTAGTGTTTTAGTCCGTCGTTTTCGGTTCTTCCGCGGATGTAATCTTTTTTGATGGCGTCCCAGTTGGTGGCTTTTTTTGTCATTTTTTGTCACCTGTGAATGTCATTTTTTGTCATGTGGATTGTCATTTTAGTCGTAGGTAGATGAAAACGTAAGCCAGAATTATTGATGAGACTATATTTACAGCTGCACTGAAGAGTATTAATATTCGTCGTGTTTTATTCGCATTATTCTTTCCTTTTTCCTCATTTTTACCCTGTTCTTTGTTCATATATCCCATGATTTTGTCTAATTTCCCGTCAATGCTTTGAATCTCGTCTTTGAGGGTTTTATTCATATCTTGAATATATGTGACAAGAAGGTTGTGTGCGGGGCAGACTTTGGCTGGTAAGTTTTGGTCTATCTCTGTGAGTATGTTGTTGGGGCTTATGGTTTCTGCTTTTATCTGCACGTCTGCTGCTTTGTTTAGGTTGTGTGATTCATCGTATAATGGCATATTAATCGCCCCACAATTTGATTATAGTTTTAGTTGGTTTTTGTTCCATCAACAGTTGTAGTGCTCTTTGCAGTCACAGCATCAGCAATTGCATTAATACTATCCTGTGACAACTTTATTTCCTGCACTTGTACCGTGTTGGTTGGTTCTTTTGATGTTTCTTTACCACTTGTGTCTGCTGCCAGGTCACTTATGTCATTGTTCACTTCATCCGCGGTTTCCTCCGGTGCTGCTGCAGTTGTTGCATTTTCTGAAACATCTGTTGATGTTGTGCTTGATAGCTTGTTACTTGCAACAGGTACACCTATAGCAGTACCCACAACCATTAATCCAGCTATTGCCATGTCTTGGTTTTTCATTGCAATTCCTGCAATGGATACAGCCCCTGCGATGATTACACCGATGAGGGTTATGTCTTTAGTTGTTACATCCAT